TTTGAATCAGTCATGTCTCATCCTCCGAGCTAGGTTACTCCCCAGGTATACCAGCCTGGGGAGTCCCGTCAAGATTATCAGCCAGCGTTGTTTTTCCGCTCCCAAGGTGGGCGGAAATCTCCCGCCACCCAATCATGCTCATAACGCTGGCGCATCGCCTGGATTCTATCCAGGGGGACGCCATGAGTATTCCGAGCGGCAAGCTGCTCGTCCTTACACCCGTCGCCATCGAATAGGTCCAGAATCTTAATTCGGACATTGTACCCCTGCTCATTAAGCCGAGATTCAATGTCAATGTAAGGGGCAATCTCCCAAGCCTGGGTAAACGTGTTTGCCACGTACACGTCACAACCATTCCTAAGCGCCCGCGCAGTACGTTTCTGATTCCAGAGGTGGGCAGGACCGAGTTTCCCCCCGTCGAAGTTATAGACTCCCTTATCGTCTACGAAAAAGTCATCCGTGGAGTAAACCACGGATTTCTGTCCCGCGAGATTTGCAGCGCGAGACAACGCGCTAGCGAAAGTGGACTTTCCACTCCCCGGCAGCCCACGAACGAGAGTGAGGATAACCAGTTGAGTTGTCTCGTTGAGCTTCTGCATATGTGTACCTCCGTAGTACGTCCTTGGTTACTCCCCAGGTATACCAGCCTGGGAGTACCAGTCAAGATTATCAGTCTAGAATTTAGGCACCACGCGGTAGCAGCACCTACAGGGGAGCCAGTCAGCGCGCCTACCAAGCCGCTCACCCAACTCAACCCACACTTTATGTGCCAGCCTCCGTTGAGCCCGAAGGCCCAGCCCTGGGTGCCTCATCCTACCCCCACCCAAGGGGAGAAACCCCTTGAGCGCCAGAGCCCCACGATAAGTCTCGTTTTGAGCACGCACGCCATTGTTCATGTAGTGTCCTCCGTTGGTTACTCCCCAGGTATACCACCCTGGGGAGTCCCGTCAAGATTATCTAGCCAGCTTTATGGGAGGTGTTGCCAGCGCCCACCCACGTTCCATAACTCATGCCCGAGCCCCCATGAGTTTGGTTTCTAGGGTCAGACCAACGATTGTTTTGGTTTGTGGAAACCATTGCATGGTCCGGCCTTTCTTTTCTTTTGCCGCGCACTTTTTTGTCACTACCGAAATGGTATTCGATTGCAGCCTTCACAACCCCCGGCACATAGGGGCAGTCAATGTTTTCATGCACATCTAGAATGTGCTCCCAGAGGATATCACCCTCGATATCCTCAAGGCCCGGTATCTCTTCTTGAAAGTCTTTTGACTGGTATACTTTTTTGACTAGTGCATCAGACCACATAGTGACCTCCGTTCTGGTTACTCCCTAGGTATACCAGCCTAGGGAGTCCCGTCAAGATTATCAACACCCCCCGTTGCAAATATGCATCACCACCGTGGGGTAGCCCATTCCATCGGGGGCGTACATCTCCTGAATCTCCCCGTGCTTACCGCACGCATCGCACTCATCCTGAAAAATGCCGGGGGTAACATCCTCCATAAATTTGGCGAATCGCTCATATTTGAGTTTTTCCGCTGCTTTCTCCCGGTTGAGAGATTCACGGGTCTGATAATGGCCTTCCTCGATAGCCACGGGCAGCTTCAACCCGTGTTTTACTTCAACCTCGATAAGCTGTTTGGCAATACTGAGGCTAGGCACCACCTCAGTACCATCGGCCAGAGTACTGCCAGCCTCACGGTAGGCTTTGATAGCCTTGATGCGTCCACCGCCCTCCCAGGTGTTGAGAATCTCCTGAGAAGGGACAGGCCAACATGCAATTTTACTCATATCTCATCCTCCGTTGGTTACTCCCTAGGTATACCACCCTAGGGAGTACCGTCAAGATTATTTAGTCAAAAGGTACTCCTCTTCGATAGTCGTAAGGAGGTGACTCCCAGCACCACACACCCTCAGTGACCTTCCGACCGTACTTCTTTGTATGCGCCAAGTGCCCATACCTCTCTTTAAAGACACGGACTTTTATGTTCAAGCTTGTCTGCCTCTCCCTCCTGCCTGGAAAAAGCCTATCGAAATACTCATTCGCCAATTCTGCCGTAGGCGCAATGACCGTCCAAGAACACTCCATCAGTTCCGTTGTCGCTACCCACATACTGACCTCCGTTGGTTACTCCCTAGGTATACCAGCCTAGGGAGTACCGTCAAGATTATCTAGCCAGCTTCCCTTGAGGCAATAGCCTCCTCTGCAATTCCAAACTCCCCACAAACATATTTGAGTAGATCAAGACCACTGCTGTACTCAACCTCGACCTTGACCACTGGCCCATACCTGTAGACATCACACGCCTCAACCGCAGCCAGCGCAGCACGCTTTGTACGCTCCCGCACTGAGTAGCACTCATGGTCATCTAGGCACTGTGCATACCAGTAAACTACTTTCATGTAGTTTACTCCGTTGGTTACTCCCTAGGTATACTACCCTAGGGAGTCCCGTCAAGATTATCAGGCGGTGAATCGTCGTGGGTCTTCTATAAACAAAGACTCCGAACCATCGTACTCATGTAACCCAAAGCGTTGCCCCTGAGGTACATACTCAATCGACACGTCATCCCAGCCGCCACAGTAAACGTCGTCGTATCCCATATTTTCCAAAAGAAGCTTTACCTCACCCTCGTTCAACCCTCGTTCACAGGCTTGAACAAGTTTCGGGTGAAACAGTAAAGTCTCCTGATACTCAAGGTTCCATGTACTCCACCCAGCACCAAAATTCTCAGATACCAGAACCGCAACATTACCATCAACGATTACACGCTCAACACTCATAATGACCTCCGATGTTGGTTACTCCCTAGGTATACCACCCTAGGGAGTACCGTCAAGATTAGTTAGTTGAATAAATCTCTACGGAATATTTCGCGCCACCCCTCTGGCATCTTTTTCCAACTAGATGGGGTATATGTAGTAGTGCAAGGCCAGCCCCGGTGACTATTTATCGCCAGGAATACAGGCTGTGCAATGGGAGAGCAGTAGTGGAATTTTTCATCTATAGGGTTGTCCCCAGAGTATTCCACCACTAGCTCGGCCATGCGACCGCTGCTGTACTGGTCACGAATAGTATCTTCGATATACGCGACCCATGCGCGCCGACCCTTCACTTTGTAGAAGTGAACCCCCGCCTTACGCTTACCGTCTACAATAGCCATGCTTTCATCCTCCGTTCTGGTTACTCCCTAGGTATACCAGCCTAGGGAGTACCGTCAAGATTATCTCTCCCAGTAGTTCTTAGCAATGCCGCGTGAGATATCACGCGCCCTCATTGAAATCTCAAGAATTTGAGCATTGTGATCAGGGTGGTAGAGACAATGATCGGCCATTGTTGCTACAGCCGAAAACTTACCGCTGAGAATCAACAGACGCTCCCGCTTAGCTGGAGTTCTAGGTTCCCCACTCACCTCCATAGCCTCTACCTCCCATGAGATAAGAACCTCAATAATCTCAGCGCTCAGAATTTTGCTCATGTTCAACCTCCGTTGGTTACTCCCTAGGTATACCAGCCTAGGGAGTACCGTCAAGATTATCTAGCCAGAGTACTGCCACACCGGGTCACATGGCAGGAGCGATTCAGACTCCATAGTCAGAATCACTTTTCTGGGAGTGTGCTCCTCACAGAAGTTTTTGAGCCACGCCCGCACCTTCCTAGGGCAGTCCTCTCGCTGATTGAAGTGGTGCTCAATCAGGAACCCTCCAGGGGACTGGTCCACAGAATCGAACCTCTCACACAGGTTCGCCCACATGACACCCATTTTTCGGGCGTACAGTTTGCGTCGAGCCTCAGAGCCCAATCCGTACTTAGTATACCAGCTAGGGAGGTCAGGGTATACTGAGATGTATACTGAAGTGTACTGGCTCATGTCTCATCCTCCGTTCTGGTTACTCCCTAGGTATACCGCCCTGGGATACCAAGTCAAGATTAGTTAGTTTTACTACTAAGCCCTAACCTCTTACGAACCTTCTCACGCTCACGCTCGACTTCCTCTTCAGTTTTCCCCTTATTGCACTGCGTTGCGTTTCTAACAATGCAGTTCATACACCAGTGAGGTGCGTCCCCACAGTAGTATCTCATGCCCACACTAACCTCCGTTGGTTACTCCCCAGGTATACCACCCTGGGGAGTACCGTCAAGATTATCAGTCCTGCTTTCTATCTAGGTAGAATAGAATGGGAATGAGGATAATCATCCCCACAACTAGATGCTGTATAGCATCCCAATCGGGGTTACCCATTACTTACCTACCGTTTGAAAGCCATGAACGGCAGCGGCGATAAGGCCACACAAGGGGACAGACGTGAGTGTTAGAATCAGAATAGTAGTCATATTGACCTCCGTTGTTTTGGTTACTCCCTAGGTATACCACCCTAGGGAGTCCCGTCAAGATTATCCTAAAAAGAATCCTCGCGCTTCTGAATCATGCGAGCGCGCTTCGACGCACGCGGCTCGTTGTGGAATCCGTTATCACAGCAAGCGCAGTTAGGCCCACCGGGACCGAACCGATACGCCTTGCGATAGCGGCGCGTGTTTCGACGGCGAGTGAAAAACGACACGCCGTCGTCTTCACCGTAGAAGCCGCGCTTCATCTTGATGATGAAAGGCGCATCCTTATACGTTTTACCCATGTACTGTCCTCCGTTGGTTACTCCCTAGGTATATCACCCTAGGGAGTACCGTCAAGATTATCAGTCTAGTTCTAGGTTAGAGAATCTAAGGTCCATTTGAGTTTTAGGTAGCTGGCGCACTTTTTCTTTTAGAGCCTCCTGCATAAATTTCTTTTCAGTTTCCACAGCCACAGAAGGCTGCTTAGGCTCACTAGGAATATAAATCGAAGACTGCTTAGGCGCAGCCTTAGCTTTAGCCTTAGAGTTAGCAATCATTACCAACTGCTTACGGTACTTATGCGCCATGCGCTTAGCGCGCTTCTTAAATTTACCGGAAAACGGCCTACCTGTTTTCAGAAACCACTGAGCCATGTAAGTACCCATGCGGGCATCGGCACCGGAAAACCCGATACCGTTATCCTGCAACGTAGCCCCCGCGCTTTTCTCGGTAGGAGTCTGGTTATTGTAGATAGCGAGGATAGCTCGCTCAATAGCCATTGGCTTAGTGTTGAGGATGTTAACGATGTTCTCTTCTGTGTACATAATGACCTCCGTTGGTTACTCCCTAGGTATACCACCCTAGGGAGTACCGTCAAGATTATCCCAGAAACAAACTAACTTTATTTTCGTCTTTATCTCCTAGTGAATACTTCGAGCGAAGACAATCAGAGTGATTATGTTCTACCTCACCCTTCCAAGCGCTCCTGATTTCCTCGCACTCCTCTAGCACGCTCCTAAGCTTCATATCCCATTTTTCCTCCGTAGAGATGGGGAGAGGCTTACCATTCTCCTTATTGAAGGCCTTTACCTCTTCAGAGAGGTCTTCAAAGCCAGCCTGAAAGTTAAAGCACTTCAGCCTAGTCTTTTGAAAAATCCATTCTTGAATAACCCTAGGGTCAAACTTCAGGACTTCAGGCTCAGTGCGCTCCCGCACATGCTTAGAATGCACTTTGCATTCTACTAGGTTGATACCTACAGGTATCATGCTCACCCAAGCGATATTGTGGTCACAATCAACTCTTGCCATGTATTATCCTCCGTTGGTTACTCCCTAGGTATACCACCCTAGGGAGTACCGTCAAGATTACTACCACCAGGAGGTGTAAATAATTTTACACCCCTTACTAATCTCCTCTAATGCTCGCTTGATAAATTTTTCCGTATCTTCAATATCCTCTGGATAAGACTGTCCCCAGAAAAACCCTTGAGATGTTTTTAGATTCCGATGGTTGTCTCGCAAATCCATAAGGTCTTGCCTATCAAGCTCCAACTCTTCGCAGTTAAACTCACCCTTGTTACCTCTAGAGCGCCAAAGCTCTGACATGTAACCCTCAAGGTTTGCGTGCTTACGCCAGTAAGCAATCTCAACCTTCTCACCACCCTTCACAGAAAATGCGTATTGATCCAATCCCATAATAGCCTCCATTGTTTTGGTTACTCCCTAGGTATACCGCCCTAGGGAGTACCGTCAAGATTATCCGATTCCCAACTCTGACTCAATACTTGAAATTGCGCGCTCCAAGGTATCAAGTACGCGCTCTCGCTTCCAACTTTTAGGAAGTCCTAAAAGGTCTTTTAGGATAGCGCTTGTACTTCTACCACTAAACCGCATACCTCTAATTTCCAGCCTCAAACGATGGCGCATCGTTGCCAACTGTAGTAGGTGGACAATGCCACCGGGAAACTGAATCTTTGTAAAACCTACGCTGTTAGAATCCAGTATTACGCCAGTAGAATCCATTATAATAGCCTCCATTGTTTTGGTTACTCCCTAGGTATACCACCCTAGGGAGTACCGTCAAGATTACTTGTCTAGAACATGCTTTGTAAATACCTGCTTACTGTCACCGTAAGGATAGCAAATTCTAGTGCCAACTTTTATATATCGCTGGCCCTTTTTTATTGTCCCGTCTTTGTGGTCCCTTCTACATATATGAATTTTTCGTAAAAACACTTTTTCCCATTGTTGGTTAAAATTACACCAGCTATAGCCAGCGCGCTCTAGTCTATCAACTAGATCCTCCTCACCTCGCTCATCATCCTCATCCTCATACGCATAGCGAGGGTCCTCGCTAGTGTCGTCAATGTACGAGTAGTAAGCTGCGTTTCGTCCGTATCGACTCATGATAGCCTCCGTTAGTTACTCCCTAGGTATACCACCCTAGGAAGCACAGTCAAGATTATCTGTATTGATATACCAGTTATTTATAATAACCTCATGCAATTCTTTTGTAAGCTGCCTACAGGAAAGTACTACCTGTTTCCTTTCAGCATGTACGACATGAGTGGGGTATTCCATGGAGCGGACTACCATCATACCGGCCTCAGTCGCTAGCTCTACCCAAGCGTTTAGCTTACTTGTACTAACAATGTGTGTTGAATACATCATATCCTCCGTTGGTTACACTCTGTAGATACCACCCTAAGAGTATAAGTCAAGTATATGAAGTGAGGGAGAGAGGTTGGTATATAGGTCCCTCAGTTATATTTTCCTCTCCCCCTCAGTACAGGACCTAACTAGGGGCTCTATTCAGAAAGTTTCGGAGGCGAGCCACACCTAGATTTGCGGTAACTATTGAGATCTAAAGCGTCTCTTACCACTAAGGTCTTTTTATCGACCACAATCCAGCTAGTGCCGATATTAGAGTAAATTGTTGTGTAGATGCGTCGCCATCGGTTTTTTACCTTTAGCCAGTGGCGAGTTGGAATCTTACTCCCATAACCGTCTACGTTGCGCCCGTACATGGGAGCAGTCTCGTCTGCTTTGTAGTCTTGAATCAAACTAGGCTCAAGAGCATGTACTCTTGTCATTTCAAACATATTGACCTCCGTTGTCTTGGTTACTCCCTAGGTATACCAGCCTAGGGAGCACCGTCAAGATTATCTCACATCAAGATAACTTGTTTATTTTGAAGTATCAAAGAACGGCTCGTGCCATGTAGGGATTTATTCTTTTTATCAAACAAAGCCCATTTGAAGTCTTTTCTAATCTCTGGGGCAAGCTCGAATTTGACAGCTTGCCACAATCGCTTTTCGATTTCCGCTGCCATTGAATCTTTCTCCTAACAGTACGGGACCGTCCCGTAATACCTAAGGTATAGCAGAACGGTCCCGTATGTCAAGATATTAGAAATTTACTCCTCGTCTTCCTCTTCAGAAGAGGATTCAATCGCTTCAATAAAGAATTCGTGAACCTCTTCTACACTGCACTCGTACAGTGTGAAAGACTTAGACTGTCCCTTTTCTCCCTTTACAAAGGGGTACTTAGAAATGGTCACCTTGACTTGCTCTTGCTGCTTATTCTCTAGACGCATAATATATTCTCCTAATTTTATTTGTAATTGGTAAGTGTCTCCCTTGAGACACTTACCTTATAGCACCCTGAAACTCACTGTCAAACTTTTCTCAAATTAAATTCAAAATTTGAACCATACGCTAATATATACTCAGTCATACAGCGATTGGCTTCCCACGCACAATCAAACTCGTCAATCTCTTCCCAAGATTGACCTTTATACTTTGCAAATAACTTCCACATATTAACCTCCGTTGTCTTGGTTACTCCCTAGGTATACCACCCTAGGGAGTACCGTCAAGATTATTTCCTAGCCTTTTTACCAGCGTAGTATCCAGCCCACAAAGACGCGCCTAGCAGCGAACTATAGGCGAAGCCTGGATGCCGTCTAGCTTCCTCACGGAACCCTCTAAGGTGCCAGAGGATAGTATCGTCAGACCAAGGCATATCGCACGTCAGACCAAGGTTATAGCCTCTAGCAGCCTCCTCACGACACGCGGCAGTGGTAGAAAGGCTACTGTCATATTTTGCAATAGTAGTCATATTGACCTCCGTTGTCTTGGTTACTCCCTAGGTATACCAGCCTAGGGAGTACCGTCAAGATTCTAAACCTCTACCCACCTACTACAGACTCTTCTGGGAATTGCTCTCTCCAATCAAGTTGGAAAGATTCATCATGTTCCTCAAAAAACTTACAAAGAGTTTCGTGAGCATACAAAACGAGTGTTTCCCAATCCCAGTCGTCAACCATAGCTGCTACCAACTTCTCACGATTCTTCTCAGTATTTTCTACCATTGCCAACCTCCGTTGTCTTGGTTACTCCCTAGGTATACCACCCTAGGGAGTACCGTCAAGATTAGTTACCAACTAACATCATAATAATCTTCTGGCTCAATATTTTCGTCTACGTCAGACTGATTGTACCCAGAAAGAATTTCTGGCCTGAATCCAGAAAGCTTTTCTTTCTTACACTCGCCACACACCTTAGCCAAAGGAATTCCTTGGGCATCGTTGACCCACCACGCAAATTCCTCAGACCAGTTGCCATCTTTGCAGTAATGTCCAGGCATTGTCTATGCTCCGTTGTCTTGGTTACTCCCTAGGTATATCACCCTAGGGAGTCCCGTCAAGATTAACCAAACTTTAAATTCAGCTGGTCAACATCATTGTTGTCAGCTTGAGTAATTCCCTCAATAATAACAGAACCAGTAAGCATCCCATTTTTTGTCACTTCATGCTTATCCACAAGCGCTTGAAACGCTTTTGTGGCTCGCATTTTATGGTTAGCCTCTAGCTCTGCCTTTGAAGACAAAGCGTCCCGTAAAACAGACATCATTGTCTCGTCATTTACTTTAGAAAGCGCAGCCAAAGCCACAGCTTTCCAAGGCACAGAAGGATGGCAGCGGGACGTAAACGCCTCACCACACTTCATTTTATAGGTGACTCGGATAACCTCTGAGCCTTCAAAGGTAGTGCCCTCAATCTCGTCACGGTTATCAAGCTTTACTTTAGAAAGCGCAGCCAGAGCCATCTGAGAAACATTTTCGATAATCATAATAGCCTCCGATGTTGGTTACTCCCTAGGTATACCACCCTAGGGAGTACCGTCAAGATTAGTTACCAAGTTTTTACTTGGATGCTAATATACTCTAGGTCCCCTACTTCGTATCTATGCTTATTCTCATTATACATAAATGTCTGAATATAAGTATCACCCATATTCACATAGTAAAAACCGTTATGGTACTCCACACCATGACCGTCTAAAATCTCATTGGCTGCTATCATCACTCGGTAATACTTACTAAACGGGTGATATGCCGTCCTATCAGCTTTTCTTACGTCAGAGAAACAGCCAGCCATTTCCTCATTACGCACAAGCAAGTGTAGCAGGTTGGCTGCATCCCAATCTTCAAGCGCATCATTAATTTTCTTTTTAGAGATAGGCATAATCAATTCTCCGATGTTGGTTACTCCCCAGGTATACCACCCTGGGGAGTCCCGTCAAGATTACCTGAGCAAATTGTCCAGCCATCGCTGGCGAGCGTTGCGGTGCACATCCTCAACAAATCTCGCCTTTCTGAAATTGTCCTTATTTCTAGAAATTGTATCCCTCGTTAATTCAGAATTGTTTTTTCTCAATTTTAAACCAGCGCCGAGAATCTGTGCTTTGACTGCCCAATCACAAAGACCATCCAAGGCATAGATGGCGGTAGAGCTTTTGTCATAGCCTTTGAGAAACTGACGAATAACCCTTGCCTTTGCCTCTAGGCTAGAATCGCAGTTATCCTTTTTAGCTAGCTTTTCAGCATCCGTAAGACCCCAGCGCCATTTACTATCTAAGGCGTCAACCGTCCACATAATGCCCTGCCATCCATCGCGAATGGTCTGTGCTTCTTTTTTCGTGTAAGTAATTCCCATTGTCTATCCTCCGATGTTGGTTACTCCCTAGGTATACCACCCTAGGGAGTACCGTCAAGATTACTTAACTCTCTTTGAGAGATTTGTAGTAATCTTCAAAAGAAGAAAACTCTCCCTGCAAAGACCTATCCTCTTGATAGTCAGAATAAAGTTTTGCAATCTTATCTTTGTTTTTAATCCAGACGTTCATGTCATACTCTACAGCGCGCTGGATATCATATCCAAGGTCATCCCATTCGGGAGTATGCTTGTTACACTCCGAGATTTTAGCTTCAAAATCTCTCGGAGTGATTTGCTTTTGAAAAAGCACCATCGCATCAACAGCCTCTTTAAAGGTCTTGAAGTAAACAGTGCCAGTGTTGTAAGAATAAAATGTATAGATACTGTCTTTCTTAGCCATCATTAACCTCCGTTGGTTACACTCTCTAAGTACCACCCTTAAAAATGCAATCAAGAAAAAGAGACAAAAAAACCCTACTCAAATAAATTGAGTAGGGCTTATTGCTCAGACTGAAATTGTTAGTCTGTAACTACTCGTCCTCTTCCTCTTCCTCAACGGCAGACTCAAGAGCCTCCATAAAGAAACCGTGAACCTCGTCCACAGTTGTCTCATAAAGAGTAAAAGACTTAGATTGACCTTTCTCGCCCTTAGTGAAGGGGTACTTAGAAATGGTAACCTTAACCTGCTCCTGCTGCTCATTCTTCAAACGCATAATAAATTCTCCTAAAATGGCTTGCTTTCAAGCCTTTAAACTTTCTGCCCCTTAGATACCACATCCAAGGCACATGTCAATGCTTCCTGCACGCATTTACATCACGAATTAAATTTTGTTCGTGTCTGCGTTGAGTGCATCGTGCCCCCAACTCTCAACCTACTTCTAGCACAGTTGTAATCACAGTCAAGTAGTGTCGAGCTTTTTTTCGCCACCCATGAAATATCGCTCGCGTATGCGCGCACCTACGCGCGCACGTAGAGCTATAGTGAATTTTTACACCAAAATATTAATTTATTCTAATATTTTTATTAATTTTTACACTAAATTGAGATACTTTTGCATCCCACCAAACCCTAATGATTGCAGTAACTTAGCTGAAACCGAGTGCGATTGCTCCCGAGGGTAGACAACGCCACAATCACTAGATACTAAAAAGAGTATATAATTTTGTAAACTAAGTAGAAATTTTAGTTTTGAGTATACTTTTTTCTTGCAATCTGTGCAGAGCAGCTAGCCAGCCCCCATCTCATACCAGCCTAGCCAGGAATTGCCAGAAAAGCCCCTAGAATCGACGTTTCAAGGCTCAGCCTACCGGCAGACCGTCTGAAGGCCAGAAATTGCCGTAGACAGGCTTATTCTAGGCCTTGTAGCCATCTCCGAGGTAATGGAGGAGGGTGCTTGTGGTGCAGCCCTTAATAAATTGCCGAATCGCATCCTCAAAACAATCGCCATAAATTGCGATTGGCGATTGCTCATCAATTAAAAATACTCCCCAGGAATATTGCCGGTCCATCCTAACTGCCTGGAATCTCATTCGATTTATAACTATCGAATAGTAACCAGTGACATGGTTATGAACTACTTTTGTCTTGTCGATTACTACTGGTAAGTATTTTTGAATCTCACCTACGAAATTGTCTAGCGTCATAAAAATATTGTCCTGAGTGTCTTGTGCGAAAATATTGTCACGAAACAATAAGCATTGCGCGCAAAAAAATTGCCGACTTTCCCCTAATGATTACCACCCTTTGCAGCTATTTCAAGATGAAATACCAACAATTCAAATTTCAGAAAATTTTCAAAAAATTGCGACAGAGAGGAGGGGGCACCTCCATTATATACTAAATATTATACTAGTTTTCTATACTAAATATTATACTTAAATGATACACTAACTAAAAAACTAATCCTCAACAATATTGGAAAGGGCTTGTGTAATGCTTTCCCTAAGTCGTCTATCGTCATGGGGCATCTTCATGCTGCTGGTTCGGGTTACCCTGACTATAAGGGAAAGGGCTTGTAGGATTACCTTTTGATTGGCTTCTATCCTCTCTACCCTTGCTAGGGCTTCCTTGCTTTGGAATCCTCCTAAATTCATCTCCTATCTAGCTCCTGCATAATCTCTAGTTCTTGCAGTTGGTTTTCATGATACTTTATTTCTTCTCTATAGCGGGCTACTTCATTTTCTAATCTGTCTAATTCTTTCTTTAGGTAGATTAGGTTTCCTTTTAAGACTTGTTCTCTAGTTAGTTTCTTTGGGTACATAGATTAGTCATCTCCTATCTAGCTCCTGCATAATCTCTTCAAACTCCCCTTCATCAATCCCGGTGTTTTGGATAAAGTAGTTCATAATCTTTTTATAATCCCAGCCGAGTTGGAATCTTAGTTTATTAACTATGTTATCTATTGCGGGGTAATTATTTGTTAGGATGTAATTCTTAAGAGTATTCATTTGGGTTACTCAAACAATTTATTATCTGCGTATCTAATCTGCCCACCATCACAAATAAACACATCGTCAGGTTTTCCTGGGTGTTTTTCGTTTGGCTCTAGCGCGTCTCCTCTATGGATGACATGGGAGATATCGTGTTCAAAAGGGTAGTGCCGTAGCCAAACGGCTAGTAGGACATTGGCGTTGTCGTCATGTAGCTCTAGTATCTCTCTTAATTCTTTTACTGTCATTTGTAAGTAGTCCTTTTGGTTACATCCCACTGATGGCTTTTCTGATATTAGACTTAGTGTATCTTTTACCGTTTGGGGTATGTGCTGAATCGTTTAAGAATTGAGTACACCCAGGGAATACGCCTTGATTTAATAGACTGAGAATAGATTCTGCTACTGAATCAAGGGTATGCTCTCTGAGTCTGCATAGCTCAATATGCTTGTTCACGTCGTAATCAGACAAAAGGTAATTAGTTATACTTTGTGCTGTTTTCATATCTATACCTCCGTTGTTTTGGTTACATCCCTGGTATACCAGCCTAGGGAGTACCGTCAAGATTATGCTTTGTTCTGAAAAGGTGAAAGTGAGATTAATAAAAAAGAAATGGCTAGTATCGTAGTTAACATTATTCGCTCCTGTGTTTATGGGAGCGGGGGCTTTACCCTAGTCGAATCCTTTGTTCAAGGGCTTCCTTCTCTCTAGTGAAAGTTTGGAATAAGTTTTCATTGGGTAGGTCGCCTTTCCTCGTTTTTGCTACCTCTACCCAATCAGAGTTTTCTAAACAGAATTCGATATTATCTAGGTGGCAGTCGTCACAATAGATAAGGCTAGTTTCTACTTCGCAGCCTATGCATGTTAGTGCCAATTTACTTCTCCCAGCCTAGTACAAATTCACCTAACAGATTCTCTCCCTTGATTAACTCAAGTTTGTCTACGTCTATTGATTTGTAGAGTGTGGTCATGGCTTCGTGGGCTTGTTCTTTTTTTGTGAATGAGTATTTACTTATTCTCATTCCTGAAGTTACTTTTACTAGCCACATAATATATTGCCTCGTTATTTATATTTTTATATCTCAGAATTGTAGTGGGCGATAATGCACATGCTTCTCTAATAGTTTACGCTCTTCGTATTCTTTGGCTTCCTCATGGCTGTCATGCGTAGCTGGTGTCCCATCATCTAGCATTGAGTAGCCAATAGTCTCTACGCTTGGAATCGTACCGCCCTGCACAAGAGCGTATCGTACCCACCAGCTACCCTTACGTACCCAGTCGCCAATCCAAGCGAAGTCTCCAGATTTAAATTCTATGGTTTTCATTTGTAGTGCCTCTTTGGTTACTCCCTAGGTATACCACCCTAGGGAGCACCGTCAAGATTATCTCACCCTACTAATCATCGTATCGAATTTTCTTTTCTCGATTTCTGCCATGTCCATAGCAATATGATGTGATGCGTAAGACAATGCCTTGCTAGCCTTCACTAATTCTTCTTTTGCTTTCTGGATATGCTCCGACAGTACCTCTGTATTGTTATCTTCAATGGAGCCGCCCAGCCAGTGTACTTTAAACTGATTTGATTGTCTGATAGCCATTAGTTTTGAATTTAGCTTTTCAAGCTGCTTCCAAACAATTTCATGGTCTGTGAATTGTTTTTCTTTTTCCATTTTAATACACCACCAAAGTATCATCGCCTGTTACTTTAGCGATAATCTTCCTGTTTGCAGTTACTTCACCATCTTTCCAAACGGTTGCATACCCAATAGATAAAACAATTGTTTCTGAGATACCCCAGGTATCATCTTCCCAACATTCGTCTTCTTTAAGACTACTCATAGTGTCGAGAATGTATTCTTTATCGTTTTCAGTCATTAGTTAGCCTCTTGGCCAGATGGGAGGAATGCGAGTAAGGGCCTTCCTGTGTTTCGGTCTTGAATCTCAATTATCTCGAAATTATCCCAATCAACCCTAACCCTTCCTTTTGAATAATCAGTCAGCCAATTATTTCTACGCATAAATTTAAGTAATTGTCTAGTTGTAGTATCGTCATCGATATAAATTTTATCTTCTACGTTAGATACGTTAAATACGTCATTCCAATACCAGCCAGACTCGTCTCGCCATGCATCAATAGACACTAGTTTGTACATCATCGTGTAAGCCTCCATTGTTTGGTTACTCCCTAGGTATACCACCCTAGGGAGTCCCGTCAAGATTAATCAACTGTGGGAATCGTTTTTATGTACTCTATAATTTCTTTTACGGGTTTTTTGTTGTCGGTCATATCAATTAGCGTCTCTACCTCATCGCGAGTAAGGCCTAGCTCGCCTGGATAGAAAACACCCACATGGTCAGCTATTTCTCTGGCTCCGTCATAGATGCCATTATGGTTTACTTGATAGCCCAGCCAGTTAGCTAAGTGGCCTACAGTACACATCTCGCCACTATCATCATCTGCCCATGCACGCCTACACACAGTATCTTCAGATAAATCTGATATCCATTTATTTTTGATATCTTGAGTTAGATTTTTTTCTGACTCTGAGTTTTTGTTGAGCATGTGTTCCTCCGCTGATTACACTTCCTATCTACCACCCTAGAAAGCATTGTCAAGCCTTTCACTTTTGATTTATTTTTCTGCTTTTCTTTTGTTTTCTTTTTTCTATTGTTTTTTTCTTCTAGCAAAGACTCTTCAATATAGATGCACGCATGAACAATTGCCCAATCAGGACCTTCCTTGTCATCTTTCCAAAAAGAAAAGCAATGCTCTGCTATTTTCTTTTCAGCTACATTTTTTGTTTTGTCGTTAAACAAGTCATGGAGATTCATCCAATCAGTAACATAGCTGAAAGAATCTCTCTGCAAGAATTCGCAGTAACCAATCTGTGATGGTTTTTTAGCCCAGCGAGTTTTACATCTCAGAGATATCTTTTTGTCGATATCTAACGCGCTAGACTGAAAGGGTAGAAATAGGCAAAATAAAAATATTGTTACTAGCTTCATTTATAATTGCTCCGCTTCAAATATTGTCAGAGTCTTCCTCTGTCTCATCCTCTTCCTCAGATTCTCTCCAAGATATCTTTAGATGATAATGAGTCTTGTTAACCTCTTTTAGATTAACCATGTAGCCCATCTTTTCCAACTCAAAACAGAGAGATATTGCCCTCTTCTTATCGTCTATAATGACAGTCACGTTATCAACTCTCTCAGATGCTCTCTGAAGAATTAAAAACCTAACTTTAAAAAGATGGTTAATCCAATCAGATTCATTAGTAAAGTAAGATGGGGGAGGTTTCTGGGTTTCTTTCGTAGCCCAACCTTCAATATCTTCAGGAGTAGGAAAATAAATATCTAGATTCATAATAAAGTTTATCCTGTTCTAATCAGCGGATGGGAACGGGAGCACGTCCCATGCGGTCAATCCTGTATCTAGGACAACCATAGGCGTACCATCTAGATCTCTAATTTCACATGTACTATTTTCATCTTCGTATACACACTTAGCCAGTGTTTTGTAGTCAAGGTGAGATAGTAGTGAGTTTATCAGAGTAATCCTATCGTCATGAGAATCTAGACAAAGACTTTCATTTTTAAGAAGGCATCCAGCTAAAACGTCGCTTAAAGTAAACATATATTCCTCCGTATAAAGATTAAGTACTCCCTGTAGGACTTGAACCTACGACCTAACCGTTATGAGCGGTCTGCTCTAACCAACTGAGCTAAGGGAGCAAAGTACGCCCTAGTGGACTCGAACCACTGACCCTCGGTTTAGAAGACCGATGCTCTATCCAACTGAGCTAAGGGCGCATGTTGCTATTTATTAATATTCTAAGTAACCAAAAAGAAGATGTGATTTCATACCAAGAAATATCTCATCCAAAAAAGAATACTAATAAATAGCTGGTGCCGGGAGCGGGGGTCGAACCCGCACGACCAAACTAGTCAACGGATTTTAAGTCCGTTGTGTCTACCAATTCCACCATCCCGGCAGCTAACGATTACCTATGTACCACCATGCGAGTACATTGTCAAGCATCTCAACTTTTTTTCTTTGGAAACTTATAAGACGGCGTTTTGTTTCTTCTGTTTTCTTTTTTGATTTGTTCTAAGTTTTCTTTTTCTTTTCTTCTGATTTCTCTTAATAGCAAAGACCGTTCTATGTTGTGCCTTTTGTACTCTTCTTCAGTACAAATAGCATCTTCAAAACAAATAATCCAAGACCTTCTAAGTCTCCACGATCTTTTCTTATCTGGGTATCCCCATAACTCTCTAGGAAAAGAAAAATTCTTTATCTTATTCTTAACCTCAAAAGTTACTAAATCCATTCTGCAAGAAATCAAAGTACTGTTAATTAAGTCTAAATACTTTGGACTCAAATACAAGTTTTCTTTGCTTAAAGTTTTTGTCAACCACTCTGCATAAGAGTTGTCATATAATCCAACTTCCTCTGGAAAGTTGTTATAAACTTTCTTTGCAACTTTTGCTTTTTTAGAGGTTGATTCTGGTAAGTATTTATCTAAACTTAATGCTGGATATTTTACCAGCTTTGGCTCTTTACTTTTTAACTTAAACCTCTGCTTTTTCGCCCCAGAATCAGGCTTTTTCGCTTTGGCTAGTTTTGGCGGCTTTAGTCGCATTATTCCTAACTTCCAAGAAAGTGAAATATATGCGCTACACTACGCAGCGCATACACTGAAAGTATTAATATTACTACCAAACTTTCCAGTTTGAAGACGTTTTACCCTTCATGACTTGAAGTAAACACTCACCCACTGAAACAAAAAGAGACTCAGATTTAGCTTGAACTACTCCTAGCAATTCAACTTTGGCTCCGAGTTTCATTTTTGTAAATGCTGCCGCGTAGTTAGGTCTGCTTCTAGCCTGTGAAAGTGTAGTCGGGTAGTAACCATATTCATTCTTTAAAATCTGAAATAAGATCTCTATTTCAGGACGCCAATATACTGAATCTTCGTCCAGTGTTTCTGACATACTGTAGTCCACATAGATCTCTACAAAGTCGTTCCCCTCGCAGTAGATTTTATCTCCAATCTGGAAGCTTCTGCGAAGGCCAGCACCATGCAATTCCTTGCATATTTGATACTCTGTTTTGTCTAAAGCTGGAAGTAGTCCCTCAGTTTCTTTCTTGGGACTTTCAACTTTTTTCTGCTTGAGAGAAAACTTATTTTTCTTTAACTTAGGCTTAAAGCTCTTCTTTAGTTTCATATTTAAAATTTTCCCAAGCTTTGATTATCTCATCTAATGTAGCCATATATGGGGCCATGCCGATGTCAGTAGCCAGAAATCTACTAAATTCTTGCTCTCTTTCAGAGTAAGTAATTAACTTTTTTGCCCTACAAAACCTTTCGTAGAGACTTTCATTAGGAAAAGATTTATCTGGAATATCTACACTCATCACATGACCTCACTAGTTTATTCTGATTTACAAGTCACCTTTTCATACACATCAAAGTCAACATCTAGCCAAATAACAACTGGCTCATCAGAATCTTTCATTTTACAAAACCACTTAGTTCTTAACTCCACATCGTTATGCGGAAACGACATAGCCAGTAAATGAGCCCCATCTGGGTCTACATCTGATATAAACTTTTCTTCATATACACTTCTGTTTCTACCAGAAGCATTCTGGACTAGCCTAAGAAGGCCGTAAGTATTAGTAACCACCATGCTGGTTTTTTCCTCCTCAAGAATAAAACAATCCTCTGCCCAAGGAACTGCAACAGATTCCATAGGCAGAGGACTTAATTTCAGTTTACATGTAAATGTCACGACTGGGATTTCTTTTTAGCTTAAAGCGAGTCTTCTTAGATTTAGTATCTACCTGCCTGTTCAAAGAAACCTTATCGGCGTCATTTGTCCCACGCTGGTAAGCACTGGAGTCTAGCCTAGCTTTGCTCTGCTGTCCCTTTTTCAAGTTAAGGTTATCTAAGAAATCCTGAACCTTCTGGTCCTTACGCAGTACGAGGGCCGTAACGCCTCCTCCCTGCTCATTTTCGACCTCTGCCTTGTTAGCCTCTGCCTGTGCCTGCAAACGCTTGATAAGGCGTGCAATGAGGCCGAAGCGATAGCCGTTGGACACGGCAGCGCCCTGACCATAGGCATTCTTACGAGTTAACCTTTCTACAACTTCAAAAAGATACTCAATCGTAACTCTAGCAGAAGCAATATCATGCTGTGCGCCAACCAATGTCAGCGCTGACATTCTGTAAGACTTAGACACAAAAAGTGAACAGTTAAATACTTTAGACACTCCAAAGGCTAGCTGACTTTTCCAAGTAGCCATCCTACCTGACTTATGAAACACCTGACTGATAACATCAGACTGGTCCTCTGAGTCATCTTTGATTTGAGATAATGACAGCCCATGCTTTAGTGCAATCTTATGGGCACGGGCAGCAGCGGCTGCTGCCTCATGCTCGTTACTAGACTCTGCAAGTCCGAGAAGCTTTTTAATCTTCTTCTCAATTTTATTTATATCAGCCATTTATATCTCCAGTTTTACTGAGCGTAACGGTTGTACAAGCCTCGGATAAAACTCTCAGACCTCTCCCCTAGCTGCTGAGCACGCTCGTAAGAACGTCGCTCGATAACGTGTGTGTTGTACTCAGTGAATGCATTGAAAACATTCCAAAGACTTGGGTTTTCTTTACCAAAAATCTCCTTTGAAGAAAGGACACCCTCCACCATCTTCTCAGGCACCACGCGCTCCTCAGAGAGAAGACGAACCTCAGACTCAATATCAAGGTACGGAACCTCAATCTGGGTTAGCTCACGCCAGTAAGGTAGTACTGAATCGGTGTACGTGTTGATAGCCTTTTCAGCATCACGAATAACCTCATCCAAACGAATCTCACCAGAGTGCTTTGCACGGATTCTGAAAAGGTCCTTACCAACAGTCATCCCATTGGTACACACCAAACGGTGTCCGCGAAGGCCAACAGTGAACGCCTTACTACCGTCGTATGAATTCTTAAAAATCAACTCAAGGTGAACATCATCGCCCACATTCACAGCACTCTCTACGGTAGGGATAATGTAAGACGCATACAGGCGACCACCCTCTTTAGTGCAGCGAATGTTCTCCTTAAACTCAAGTCCCAGCTTATCAACCACATCACGCGAGCGGTCTACAACCTCCTGATGGGTTACAAGAGCGTAGTTATCCGAAGCCACCTTGAAGAGATGCCCCGTCTCCGCATTAATAATAGCCTTACGCTTGGGAACCTCCATCAAGCCCAAGTCCGCGTGATTAATGTATACGGGAGTCTCCGTAACAGGGAAGAAAGGAGTCTCATTCAAAACTTTACCGAGTCGCATAGTAGCCTCCAGTGGCTTATTGGTTACGTGTAGCGGCTGCTGCCAGCCTCGACTACAGTGGTACCACCCTGCGACCACTATGTCAAGCAGGTTTTTCCAGAAAAAACGAAAATTCTTGAAAATTAATCTTCGTCTAAAAACTCTGCTAGTTCATCATCGGAAAAACTTTCTGACTCTTTTTTTGCTTTTTCATATAAGTTTTCTTCTTCTACAAGTTCAGCTTCTTCGCTTACAATAGCTGCGTCTAAAATAGATTCAGACACGATATCTATCTGTTTAGGACTCCAGCCATTTAAAACCTCCATAGTAACGTTAACTTTAACCTCTGGAGATTCTTTACGAACAAGACCAGCATCTTGAAGAAGACCAATCATTGATTGGCGTGTATTACGTATATCATTTATAAACTTAGAATGCCTAGAATCACCGGCAGGAATAAAATCCATTTGGTTAAACGCACGACGCTCAAGCTCCTGAAAAATTGCCAGGGATTGATTTACAAAATCCACCTGACTAAATTGTGTGAGATACTCTTTTCTAGCCTCATAAACTGCATCAAGGTCATTTTTAATTGTTACCTCGCTATAGTTCATGTCGTTGGCAATCTCTACAATACTCTTGCCACGCAATCGCTGTCGCGCTACCTCTAGCCTTCTAAGTTCAATTTCTGACTCAGTACACTTGTGGCTCTTCTTTCTATTGGAAGAGTCAAACAGCGTTGGAATCTCACTCTCATCTGTAATGGGGCGGCGGGGCATACGACTCTCCTAGATAAACTCAAATGAAAATACTTTCTTTCTACGCTCCATTGCCATGAAACAATAATTACATGCGTGTAGAAAGTGAGGGTCTAAACCTAAGTTTATCCATCTATATTGCAAGTTATTAGTATCAGTTCTCACGTTTACTAATTCTCTTGCCACTGCTTTAAGGTGTTTGAATAAGACATCTTTCACAACAAAAGAAGGAGTATAGATTCCTGTCTTTTCATCTCTGATATCTTGTATAAGGCCTTTGGGGTTTGCAAGTTCAACCTTACGTCTTCTCCATTGCCGTAAGGTAAACTCTATTGACTTGTACCTATCTAATAGCACAACCCACTTAAATCTAATCTCTTCCGAAGACCTCCTGAGTTGAGGAGACTCAGTTCCCTTCTTAGATTGTCTTTTGTCAGACCATCTAGCTATCTCTCCACTAGCCTTGTAATAAGCTAGGAAAACTCTGCCAGGGAAAGCTTGTGCAAATTCTTTTGCTTCGTTCGCGTTTGGCAATGCATCAAGAATGCAAACATCAACGTCCCATTCTTTCATTCGCTGATACAGCCACTTGAAAGGAGAAACGACTACCCCATCTATTTTATACTTGTCGTGGTAAGAATCTATTACCTCAACATGTATAACGTTTCTTTTTTCTCCGCGCCACTTAGCAATAACTATATGAAGTTGTCCCGATCTTTGATCCACTCCCATGTAAGTATTATTGCTGGGAGTTTTCCATGAAAGATCTGTGTTTACACAACCTTCCAGCTCGTCATCAATAATTCCCTGATTCTCTTCATCCACATAAGGTTTTCCAAGACAAGCATTATAAAACTCTTTTGGGTTATCACTAGTGACATACTTTTGCCAAATCCTCTTAGCATCATATGTAGCACTCAGCATTTGGTGGATATGGAAGGAATCAATCTCTGCATTAGGGTTGTGTGCGATATAATCGCCATCCTGCGGATCAATGTAATCTTTTCCACAGGTAGGGCACCTGTAAAAATACTCTGGCCTAGTTTTGGTCTGTCGCTTACCAATACACTCTGGGAATACGTCAGAAAGAATTACACCGTCAGAACAATTACAGTTTGTATGCCAAAATTGTTGATTGCCCTGAAGAAACGCCTTGTCGATTGCATCGTTTGGAAGACCAGCAGTAGATATCTTGTACATCTCAGGCTCATAGGAACCTGACAGTCTTTCTTCAACCTGATTGATTTCTTTCACATCCATCAATCGAGTCTCATCGAGGCAGATAATGTCTAGAGGAACGGAGTCCTTAGAAGCAGTACCTCCCATGTAGGACATGTATAGAGAAGACTCACCTAGTTGTTTTAATTCTATACTCCCAGAACCCTTCATGACTTCGTTGAACTCTGGGATATTCTCAATAATAGGTTGTAGTCTGTCTTTACTGAACTTTGCTACAGTGTCGTGTACAGGAAAGTAAAACCCAGCTTTCTTGGCATATTTCCTTCCAATATACCTAGAAAATCTAAGCCTGTGTAATACTTTTAGTACCATCCAAATTGTAAGTCCAACCTGAGTACACTTTCTTACATTTATAAATGGATTAGTGCTTAAGTATATTTTTTTGAGAAATTTTCTATTCGCAAATGTAAAAGGTCTTCTGTCAACTTCAAATTTATTTAGAGCACACCACACTCCTAAGTTTCGCATACGCAAAGCTTGAAGTTGATCTGGGGAAACTTTATTTAATGGGTTATTCAACTAATTCCTCCTAGCGGGAAGAAGATATCAGTTGAAAATTGAAATGTGAAGACAGAAAGGGCGCGCTAGCCTTCTTGGAGGCTTCTCTTGCGCTGCTCCTCATCAAACCTGTGCCTAGGGGAGTATGCGACATCATCATCAATGTGGAATGCTTTAGTTGCTGCATTAGAAAGGGACGTAGCCAATGACTCTGGAAAAGAAATCACATATACGTCTTTACCTTTATCTTTCAAAGGCTCAACTAAGTATATGAAATCACCATCCCCACTAACTAAAACAAAAACATCATAATTATCTGCATTTGCAAATGCATCAGCAGTAATTCCAACATCCCAATTTGAGTTGTTAGCACTCTTCTTCTTTTTATCGAAAAAGACATGTCGCTTCTTAACATTGAAGTTAAGTTGTCTCAGCGCAGTAATAAAATTAGTCTGATCATGTCCAGAGCTAACAATTAGGTACGCGGTAACCTCTAGCTCAGGATCATCATCGCCTTGCTCAGATGCAATATCTAAAACTAGATCTTGAAGCTTTTGGTAATCAACACGATGGTCATTACCATGTGCGTGTCTACAACTATACCATAAATTCTGAACATCTACGGCAACAAAGTATCTCATAGGTCCCTACTTATTAAAATCATTCTGTTCGCATTTACAGTGCAGCATTACTTTTCCGCACTTATTACAAACCGGAAGAGCCGTTGCTTTAGCTTTAGCTTTCACTACAAACTCCTAATATTAGATCTTTTGGGTACTTGACTAAAGTATCCAAAAACATTACTATTTTATCTTCTACTTTTAAATAGAAAGAATCACTTAAAGTATTTTGTAAGCTTTTTTTAAGCTTCTTGGGAGCAGCTTTATTTATGCTCTCAAAGAAGTTATTGTTCATCATAACAAAAACTGGCATACGATTTTTAGTAAATATTAATAAAGGAACCTGATCTTTCTTTGCCGTTGTTTCTGCTTGCTCCCACCATTTCCAAACAGCAGCTTTTTCTGAAGAAAGAAAAGTATAAAACTTTCCAAAAGCTTCTTGATTCTTACACTCTACGTGGAATGGGAAGGACTCATCTGGAGTACACAAGTCTCCAGCCATGTTGAAGTCGGTAGCTAATACAGAACCGCCAGATCCAGGGGTCCTGTAAAACTTAGCAGACCACCACTCTGACATTGTGTCTCTGACTTGAAGCTCAAACCTGCTACCTTTTCTTTTCGCCTTCTTGCCAGATGCGCTTCTTGATTTCTTAGCGCCTATATCCTCTGGCACACCGATAACATCGGCTGGTGCAGACCTAAATTTCATATTAGAAATTTTCTGCACCATTGAAGGTTTCTTTTTTCGTTTAAGCTTCACTTTTCTTTTACACTTACATGTATTTGATCTCCCTCTTCAGAGAAATCAATTTCATAATTTTCTTCTACAAACTTTTTAAACTTTTGATTTGTCCATAGTTGTTTAAAAATTAAGAAGAGTATATTTATGGCATCTTCATTTGGTATAGTATAATTTTCTTCAGACATAGTTATCTGCTTCCAGTAGAGCCGAAGCCTCCATCCCCCCTCTCGGTGTTCCCGTGATAGGGCTCATGGCTTATTTCTTCAACTTTAGGAGTTAAAATAGGTATAAGCACTCCCTGTGCTATCTTTTGACCAGCCTCTATTTTCTGGCTGTCAAGTCCAAGGTTATGCATATCTATCATAACCTCACCGGAATAGCCATGATCAACCACGCAAGCACCTACGACGAGTTGCAGCTTAGAAGCAACGCTAGATTTATTTTTTATCTCTAGCATCGTTCCTTTAGGAATTTCTACTGCTACACCAGTTTCAAGAACATACCCTCCTCCTGAGTGTATGCTTACATATTTTTTATTTTTTGATGGGTTCCAGAAAAAATCTATTCCAGCATCGTCAGGATGTGCTCTCTCTGGAAGCTTAACATTATGTCTTAATTTTTTAACTCTTAAGAAGTTTTCCAAACTTACCTCAATTAATATTCTACATAATATATCATGTAATATATTATGTAACAGAAGAAAATAAAAATCAAATCAAAGTTAATTTCTTCTGTGGACTCTTTTAATCTTCCTTGAGCCCTACCAACTAAAATAGTAGCTGCACTCATGAATAAAAAATATATAGACACAAATAATATAAAATGTTCCATTACATTCTCTTATACGGAAAACCGCCACGAGATATATTTTGATTAAAATACTTTCCTACTGACTCAGCTTCTAAAAGCCCATAATACTCTGAAACTGGAACTCCCTCATACTCATACAAGCTACCATTTTTAAACAGTATTCTTAATATTTCTTCCTCTTTATCATAACCAACCTCTGCTATGTTAGAAGAAACAACTTTAAACATTTCCATTTTTTATCCTTTAAAAAATATCGGGGAGACAGGATTTGAACCTGCAACCCTCTGCTCCCAAAGCAGATGCGCTACCAGATTGCGCTACTCCCCGAAAAAACACTGACTACCCAATGATATAGGGCTTCCAATCATCCATGATTTTGTAGCTATGCATATGTCTTGGCTTGAAAGGGACAGAATAAATTTTCATCCCAGCTTCTTCTGGAGTGCGGTTACCTTTATAATTATTACAATTAAAACAACTACAAACCACATTTTCCCAAATATCTTTGCCTCCGCGACTACTTGGCATAACATGGTCTTTTGTAACAGTCAAGTGGTTAAGTTTCTTTTTGCAATATGCACATCTATAATTATCTCTTCTTAATAAAGCACCCTTAGACATTCTAGTTTTTAAATAAAACCTATGCCCTCCAGTAGTATATCTAATTACAGAAGGTACTTTATACTTTTTATTAACAGTGCTTACGTATTTGTTATCATAGCTCTGAACTATGTCTGCTCTTTCAGTGAACACTAAAGTGAATGCCCTCTGCCATGGGACCACTCCTAGTGGTAGGTAGGATGAGCTAAGTAGTAAGGTCGCTGTGTGCTCGTTCATAGTTATCTTTAAACATTTTTCTCAGTCGAAGGAAGTGCTTCCAGTGCTTTGAAACTTCTCTGCATCTACCTTCTTTTTTAGGTGCCCTAACAGCAGCCACCCAAGCCTGCTTCCAAGATAATATATTACTTCTTGGCCTACATATTTTTACGGTCTTCTTTCTTGTCTTTATAATATGGTTTAGCCAGAACGAAGTAGATGAAACTAGATTTGTTCTATCGACTCCGTATCGCTCAACCCAAGGCCATAACTGAAGCACTCCAATCGCCTTAGGTTTTCCTCGCTTGCTAAACTTATGGTCGCCTCTGGCTTTCGTATCGTAGCCAGATTCTCTACAAGCTGCTGCTATCGACATTCCTAGCATATGGTCAGGAACGCCAACGGACTTCTCAACTGCGAGCATCACAGATGCAGAGAGCATAGCCTTTCCCTTCTCATTTCTGGCTACGTGTGGACACGCCTCCACATACTCTCTTATCGTGTCACTCCAAACAAAAGGTTCTTCCACATTTGAAAACAGAGTAATTACAATAAATAGATTATACATAAAATTCCTCCTATTAATAAGAGTTGTATTTATATTATAAACTGCTCTTTTAACTTATCATAATCTATCATTAACTTGGTATGTCCTAACTGGACATTAACTACTTTTCTTCAATTTTTTGTCTTTATACCGATTACCTCTCCTTCTACTCCAGTAGAAATATGCTTTACCTTAGCTCCAACCTTAATCATTAACTACTCCTTTAGTTAACATAAGACTGTCCGTCTTTTCTCTCTACTAAAAGTCTGTTGTGAAAATAATCAGATAAAGATTGTTGATGAGTAATAACAAATACAGATGATTTCTTCTTTGCTATCTCTTCCAATACCTTAATCACATAATAAGATCCTGTCTCATCTACATTCTCAAAAACCTCGTCTAACAAAACTAAGTTAAACGATCTTCCTGACCTGAGTGCGATGAGATCATTAATTGCCAGGGCAATGGCGAGGTCGATTCTTCTACGCTCCCCGCCACTGTTACCCTTGTAGGTCTGAGATGCCTTATGGTTATTTACACTGACATTAAAGCTCTCTCTCCGCTCTCCTGAGCCGAGCACTTTAGTAGCGCTGAAAGTAACTGATACACCACCATCAGTTAGTATGCCTAGATAATAATTAGTTTTATCGTTAAGGAAGGGTATTACCCTGTCGAGCATGAATGATCTGACGCCTGTTCTAGAAAATCCTTTTTTCCAGAATTCAAGGTGAGTTAGCTCCTGATGCTTTGCATCGTATGCTTCTTTCTCTACCTTGTGCTCTTCCTTTATTCTTTCTAACTCTTCCTTATTTTCTTTTACTAGCTCAGTCCAAGGGTTCTCTCTTTCACCCTCTTCAGCTAGTTTTTCTAGTAGTAGAAGTCTTTTATCTCCTAGAGACTTTATACTAGACTTTATTTCTATTTTCTTTTCATTTGCTTTAGTACTTTCTAGTACTTCTTTATTCTTCAGTATTAGCAGTTGATTTATTTGATCAACATCGTCTTCCATTGAAAGCTTTCTTTTTTTGAAAGCCTTATTAAGCTTTCTCAACTTAGTTTCAACTTCAGACAAGCTACGCTTGTTATCATCTATCTCAAAGTCTATGCCCTCTGCGGCCTTTCTCACGGTACGTTCTAGCACCCTCCCGCCACAGTAAAAGCATTCTTCGCCATGTAGGTCTTCAGAAGCTAGCTTCTCTTTTCTCCCACACAGACCATCAATATGCTTTGATATTGAGTTATAAGTAGTAGTTAACTTTACCTTTTTTTCATTATAACTTTCAATAAGCTTCTCTTTTCTAAGACCTAAACTAGATTTAACTTCTCCTAGCTCTAATATCTCTTTCTGCAAATCTTCAAGATCTACGCCTATAAAGTTTTCTAGTTCTTGCTTTAAACCATCAACTCTACTGTCAATTAAAGAGATTTTAGCTTGAATACTTTCAAGCTTTTCTTGCTTCTCAGAATCAAAACTATCTCTCTTATCTTTAAAAGACTCAAAGTTAGTTTTGCAAGACTTATATTTATTAGCTAAATTAGTACAATTAACTTCTAACTTGCCTAGGTCAGAAGACAGTGCAGCAAACTTTCTTTTTGTAACGTTGTGGGCTACAGAAAATATCTCAAGATCTAAAACTTTTTCTAAACACTCTTTCTGCTCTTTATCAGTTAGCTCTCCAAACCTCCTAAGATTTTTAGAGTAACCTTGCCCGAAGACTATGGAGGCGGCGAACGTTACCTTGTCCACTACAATGATGTCTTCAATATACCTTTGAGTGTCTTTGTTATCTTTTCCGCGAGAGTCCACTCCGTTTATGGTGAGGTACAGATTGTTCTTGTACTTGGAGTGCTTTCTAAATCGCTCTACTTCGTAATCTTTACCACCCTCTTTAAAAGACAGCTTTACCCTACAGTTTTTTCCGATGTTTGAATTAACGATGTCATCGGACTTTTCCAGGCTTCTAAGCGTGTCTCCGAAAAGGCACCAGTAGATTGCCTCGACAATAGAAGACTTACCTGACCCATTACTTTCTGATGTAGTGTCGTCGTTATTGACGCCTTCTATAATGGTCAACCCTCTATTATTTAGCTTTACACTTGCAGAGCCAATAATAAGAAAATTCTCTGCTTCTAAATTTATAAATTCCATAATACCTTATTTTTATTTACTTTTTAGTATAAATTCTTTTAACCACTTTTTAACTTCAACCGAAGTTACTTCGTCTTCCTCTTCTTCTTCGCCAACAGAACATCTACCGGCAAGCTTTGAATAGTCAGACTGTAGTTTTATGTACGCTTTTTGTAGGGCTTCGTTCGTAACTGCACAATCCATCATCGTGTCATTCTGAACTTTAATGTCTTGGACACTACCCATCAAGACGCCCATATTTTCATCTACACTTTTTGTAATCACTTGAGTGTCGTGATCAACTACCTTTTTAACGTCGGAGGCAGTTCCTATATTTAAGGTGCTGGTAACAGCCAAATAAGCCCCTACAACAGCTACGCCTATATCTTTAGGAGCAAAAGATAAGTTAATCGTTCCCTTGCCTTCTTCTTTGTTCTCGCTCACAACTATCCTCCCTGCCTCCGTTTATTAGATATGGCCTCCTCTTTACCATAAAGTTATTAGTACAGATCATGTATCCGTACTTACATATCTTACTACACTTACCGTTTACAATCTTACCGCTAGGCCCATATTGGTAAACCAGTTCGTGTATACATAACTCGCCATCAACCTCATGCGAGGTTAATCTTGGCTGACCTCGTACCCTAAGTACTTTCAATGTCTTCTAGCGCTACGGTTTCGTAGTTAGTGCTTATGTGTAGGGAGGATCTCAATGCGTACCTCTTCCTACAAGTAAGACATTTTGCTTCCCAGCCAAAAATTTTATCTCTAGCAACAGAAACTCTTTCTACTATAGAGAAAGACTCACCATTACAAAAAGAACATCTAAACTGTCTATTTTTATCCTCTGAAACAGTAAACATTAATTTGCCTCTTCAAAAGCAGTCTGAAGTATTTCTTTACCCATAGACATTAGTAGAGACAAATCTAAATCTTCTTTGTCTACTATATCAGAATTAACATATTCTTCTATTTTTCCGAATGGGCCTGCATCGTCTGAGAATGTTATTCTTTCCTCAGACTGCTCTTTTTTCTCTGGTATGTCTTCTATTATAACAGAGAGTGCCCCTCGGTCTAAGAGCTTTTTTCTTAGCTTTTCTTTTTTATAATCTTCTATATGATAGTTTCGTACTACCTTTACAAAGCAGTTAGAAACTTCATAGTCTTTAGTTTTTCCAGTCACCAATAAAAACTTAGGAGCCTCAGTTGGAATCCTACTGATACTCCAATCGTCCGTATCAATAACCATGAATGACTTTTCAAAACCAGCATCATCCCAGCGATGTTGCATTCCAGACCCAATATAATGAAAATTAGATCCTAGCTGCTGGCCTATGTGATAATGCCCACCCAATATTAAATCCCAATTATCAGGTAGAAGCATGTGAAGTTCTAGCTCACATGGCAGAACGTAGTCTGAAGGCCCTACCTTTGCTCCTAGCACCCCATAGTGCATAAGCAAGATAGCTCCCTTTGAAGCGTACTCAGGACGATTCCTGACGCCCTCTCTGACGTGCTCGGCTATTACTTCCCCATCGTCAATGTATGGTACTCCAAACAGCCCGATACCGCCTCCTAAATCTCTCCACAGAGGCTTATCAAGAACTTCACAGCGACCACGGTTATTGAATCGAGAAAGTGAGTGGATAGTTCCAGACTTATTAGCTTGATCGTGATTGCCTGGAATCATATAGGTAGTAACTTTTTCAGACCACACAGATATAGCATGGTGTGTTCTATTATAGGTGTCTACATCAATTCGCTTTCTAGTATCAAATAAATCTCCACCAAATAAAACATAATCACAGTCATTTTGTAGAGCATAAGAATAAACCTGCTCTATAACTTTAACTGCATCAGAAACTCTAGAATTTCTTCCGTCTTCTGATATGACACCATTTTTAAATGCATGTGAGTGTAAGTCTGAAAAAGCTACAATTTTCATAATATATTTATTCTTCTTTTACTTCGTCTAAAGCTTCACCCACACTCTTTGACTCTTCCTTTGCTCCGAATAAGTCATTGTGTAAGTAACCGTAGATCTCTTTATATTTATCTTCGTTTTCTTTGAGCCACAAAATAGAGTTGTCTCTACCCTGCCCAATGCTCTCTCCGTTATAACTAAACCAAGCCCCTGACTTATCTATTAGACCGTAATCAATAGCTAAATCTAAGACTGAGCCATAGTTATTTATGCCATAACCCCAGATAATATCGAACTCAGCGGTCTTGTATGGGGGAGCTACCTTGTTCTTTACTATCTTTGCGCGCACTCTGTTTCCGTAAGGAGCATCGCCTTTCTTTAGTGTGGCTATCCTTCTCACATCAACTCTGACGCTAGCGTAAAACTTAAGCGCATTACCTCCAGGGGTAGTTTCATTACTCCCAAAAGTAACTCCAATCTTTTGTCTAATCTGATTGATAAACGCTACTGAAGTTTTTGTTTTATTGGCGTTAGCAGTAATCTTTCTCAGTGCTTGAGAAAGCATTCTAGCTTGAAGTCCAACGTGATTCTTCTCCATCTCTGCATCAATCTCTGCTTTTGGAGTGAGTGCAGCTACAGAATCAACAACAATTAAATCAACAATGTTTTCTTTGATGATATCATCAACGATATCAAGAGCTTGCTCGCCATAGTCAGGCTGACAAAACAACAAGTTATCAACATCAATGCCAAGCTTTCCTGCGTAATCCATATCTAGTGCGTGCTCTGCATCTATAAATGCAGCCACACCACCAGCTTTCTGACACTCAGCGATAGCATGTAAGGTTAATGTTGTTTTCCCAGAAGCCTCAGGGCCATAGATTTCAATAATCCGCCCTCTTGGATACCCACCTATGCCTAACGCATAATCAAGTCCAATAGCCCCACTAGGAACAAATCCAACCTTTGAAACTGCAACATCACCCATACGATGTAACAGTCCATCATCTTTATATTTTTTACTTACCTTCTCAATTAGAGAAGATACAGCAGCCAACTGCTCACCACCCATAGGTTTAGGGCCAGACTTAACTTCTGAAGGCTTAGATTTTCTAGACTTCAATACTGGCTTTTCTTTTTTTACTTTGGGCTTTTCTTTTTTAAATTTCATGTGCTCCCCAAATAATAAAAAAACCCCACCACAAATTAATGTGGTGGGGACAAAAAATGCTTAGCTTCCCTGCTTAGCCTTTTTTAATTTCTCTCTAATACTCTTCATGGAGTCATTCTCATCACCATCGTCATCGGACGAGAAATCATCATCAAGACTATCCCAATCATCTTCTTCGTCAGAAGACTTAGCCTCTACCTTTGGCTCCTCTTTCTTGACCTCTTTGATGCTCTCAAACTCATCATCTCCTGATGCAAGAGACTTTCTCTCAGGAGCACCACCAAGAGCAGCGCGCTGCTTTCCAGTGGTAGGGTCTAACCTACCCTCAAAAATCCCAACCTGTGTATCGTAGTCATACACAGTGATTGGAAACTCTGCTTCCAAATCAATGAGATGGTCAATGTAATCAAGCCCTGGGGGATCAACTAGTGGCTTAGGACTTCCTCCAACCGAAACAACATACTTAGTGTATGTCCTTCCATCTTCAGAGCCCGTAACCTCAAGCTTCACCTTAACATCTCTACCCTCAAGCGGGTGCGTGATGTCTCCGTACCCAGAGTCTGGATTAAATGTCTCTTTGATGTCTTTGAACACCGAAGGAGTCATGTACCAAAGAAGAATCTTTGGATTACCGTTCTCGTCAACAGGGTCTTTGACATCAATCGCATTACAAATGTAAGTCATCTTACACTTAATGTTTCTAGCGATAGACATCTGGCTTGGATCTTGAGAATTGAAGTAATCGTTTGTCATCTGACAAAAGTAACAATTCTCCTGATTGTGTCGGTAAGCGCACGCTAATGGGAGCATTGAATTCATGCCCACCGGAATGTTCCAGTGCTGTGCTCGCACAATGTAGAACTTGTTCCACGAAGGAGCCTTCAAGATTCGGAGGATTTTATGCTTTCCTCTTTCAATCTTTACTTTGGCTCGCTTCTCTCGTTTGCCAAACTTTTTATCGTCTTGGCTAATGGCTTCATTGGTCTGGGTTACCCACCCTGCAAGTCTTGGATCTACACTCATTTTCGTTCCCTTTTATCCTATTCTTTCAAATCCATCGCTATCGAGCTTCTTAATCACAGGAGATTGATTAAATCGTTGTGTTGCTCCTGCACTTATAAGCCCTTGTAACTTATGCTCAACAGCAGTCAGAGCAGCTTTATATACCCTCTTATGCTTTTGAGCTTCGATTAGTTCAAGTTTAGCTTTTTTGTATTCTTCTGCTAAAAGAATCTCAGCTTCAATTAATTTTTCTGTTACCTTTACTCCTTCTTTTGCAAGTCTACTTCTTATAGATTTTGATAAATTAGACTTAATGATGTCTAAGTTAAAATCTTTTTTACTTTCTTCTGCTTCAGCTAAAGCAAATAAATAGCCATAGCCCGCAGCCAACTTAGGCTGTCTAGCAAATTCATGTTGAATGTCTGAGTTATCTATAGATAAATCTAAGTCTGGGTTTAGCTCATCAACAACAGAATCAAAGTTAAACCTAGTAAACACATTATCTAATACAGATAAGCCCTCCTCATCAACATACGCATCAATCTCTTCAAAGTCATCTTCAAAGTCATCTTCAAGAGATAAGTTCTTTTTTTGTATCATATTTCTACCTCTTCTTTGTGAGCCCAAGACTTATTACTAATTTCAATGTCAGCAATAATAGGAACCTTGAACTCCCAATCTTCAAACAACTCTTTTAGTTTGTACAAAGCTTGAAGTTCATCCATGTGAATGTAAAATACCAACTCATCATGAATGTTCATTATGGTTTTAGACTTCATGCCACGTAAGTATTTGTAGCACCTAACCATAATAATCTTAAACATATCCGCAGCTGTAGATTGAATAGCATAGTTTACAGCCTGCCTGTATCCACGCTCTCTTTTCCAATCTTCAATATTTGGATCTTTTAAGAAATCTAATCTTCTTTTTCTGCCAAAGAAGTTTTTAACGTAGCCGTGTCGCTTGGCTAGCCTTTTATACTTTTCAATAAAGTTGGCTACTCCCACGTATCTGTCCAAGTACATGGAGATGTACTCTTTTGCCACATCTCCATCAATCTGCAAGGTTTGAGCTAGCTTCTTTGGTCCGATACCGTAGATGATGCCGAAGTTAATAGCCTTCGCAGCAGTTCTCTGCTCTTTAGTAACGCTGTCATATTCCACCTCAAACATCTCAGATGCAGTAGAGGTATGAATATCTAGCCCTGTCTCATATGCGTTAATCAACTTTTCATCTTTAGAGTAGTGGGCCGTAAGCCGCACCTCAATCTGAGAAAGGTCGATGAATGCCATGATGTACCCATCAATAGGCACAAACGCTCTTCTTATGTTGTAGAACTCTTCTCCCTTCTTTGGTCTAGGAAGAACCTGCAATGGAGGAGACGAGCATGACAACCTACCTGTCACCGCTACAGCTTGGCGATAGCTTGTGTGGATAATTCCTTTATCGTCACAGTATGTAGGAAAAGGGTCCGCATAAGTTGTCTTGATTTTTGTCTTTTCTCTAAACTTAAGTAAGTCTGCGATATACGGAAACTGACTAGATATTGACTGCAACGCGAGTACGTCTGTAGACATCTCATTGCTAGGAGTATACCTGTTCGTATGAATCCCTTTTGAAAGCAGCAACTCTCTAAGCTGCTTAGGAGAAGACAAGTCAAACTCTTTTCCTGCGCCTTCCCATACTTTCTTTTCCAACGCATCAATATCTAGCGCAAGCTGGTCTGAAATCTTCTTAGAGATGCCAGAGTTATACTTGACTCCGTTATTCTCCATACAAGCTAATGCTTCAAGAACTTCTAGCTCTCGCTCGTATGTGTTTAGAATGTCTTCGTCTTCTTGTAACTGCTCAAAAAACTTAAAGAAAAGCTTCCAAGTGTAATACGTATCTCTGCAAGCATACTCAACCATAATCTCGATAGGAATATGCTCATACCCAAACTCTCGCATCTTAATTTTAAGTTTACGAGCCAGCTTTCTACGAATATCTTGAATAGCTTTTTCGTATCTGTGTGAGTCAGGGTCAATGTATTTTTCTGCTAAATTCTTGAGAGCGTGAGAATCATTCTCATCAAGAACATAGTGCATAAGCATTGTATCATGCACTTCACCGCGCAGTACTATCCCGTCCTTTGCAAGCATATGCTTATCAAACTTGTAGTTATGAAAAACATAAACAGCAAAAGGAAGATTAAGTATCTCAGAAATAACAGGCCTTAGCTCTTCCAAACTAGGCTGATGAGACTGAGTGATGTGCCTGAATGGAATATAGTAGTTCTCGTTTTCTCCAAACGTAAACGATATTCCAATAATCTTATGCTGCCACTTAAGACCTTGAGTCTCAGTGTCTACAGCAATAACTTCAGGCTGCTCAGCGTAAAGCTGGTCCTTAACTTTATTTAAGTCTATAAGATTATCAATCAGCTTAAACTTATCGCTATCCTGGGGAGGTATGTACTCCTTAGCGACAAGATCAATAATCTCATAGACTGTAAGTTCTTTCTTTTTACTTTTTGATGCCCGTTGCTTTTTCGATTTGCTTTCTTGCGTTGTGCATGTACTCGTCTTTTCGTTTTTTTGAATCTTCCAACGACCTTTTTTTAAGCGCATCGTTTACCTTCTCTTTTGTATTCAAGGTACGTAGAGCAGGAAGAGGAAACTTTCTACGAGTCTTCGATCCACAGGCGATGCAGGGAACTTCCTGATCTCTGCTCTTGACCAACTCTTCAAATACCTCTCCGCATGTTAAACATTCGTAATCATAGAGAATCATAAATCTAACTCCTGCAAAAATATCTCAAGTTCGGATACAGATTTTATCTGTATCACCCATTGAAAATAGTTTGGGTAGCAAGCCTTTTCTGTATCAAACAAAGACCTGCAAACCAAACCTTGGTCAGAAAGCTTAGTAGCCAAATCATCCTTGATATAGACTAAAATGCTTTTCTTCCGTCGAGTCTCTACTTTAAAAAGGTATTCAGTGTTGAGCGGACCCAGATGGCGCGAAGACACGCTTTGAATGTTTCTGGTGCGCTTCATAGAATAGTCTGTACCTTTAAGGTACTCTTCTATTCTATCCACCATATCATCGCGTAGACAACCATCATTCTTGTATTCAAGCTTTCTTGGTCTGTCATACCCTTTTTTTCTAGAATTCCCGAGTTTTATCTTTTCAATTAGTCTTAACTCTTCTTTTTTGCTTTTCTTTCTCTTTTCTTTTTCTCTACTCTTACTTTCTACTTCTTCTTTCTTCTGCCTTACTTTTCTATCGTGTAAAATGCCGCTGCCTAAATCGCAGACTTTCTTACACTCAGCCCTAGCTACGCAATTATTAAAAGGGCACTCAGTCCCGTCGTCATCATAATACTCCTTGCCAAAGCAAGAATTTTCATCGGCTTTAATCGACATTATCTATTATAATAACTGCTAATAATCCGTCGTAGTAATTCTGAAGTGTTAATGTCAAGAACTTCACAATCAGATTGCAAACTTTCAAGCTGCTTTTCAGTCACATAAATTTGTAACTTAATCTTCTTGCTGGGCTTCGTTCTCGCTGGCTTGACTAACTTCAAAGCTATCTCCTCGCAATGCTTATTGTAGCCCTATTGTAGTCGCGTTTTGCCCTGCATGTCAAGCCTATTCCACTCCATGCTGTAGAGCGTGTAGTCAAGGCTTCTCAGACGCACTGCGGAGCCGATCAGAGCGCTGTTCTCGGCGCGAGAGCGCTTGCCTGCGTCCCTGTCATCGTCTAGTGGGTGGAGGACCGTCTTAACGGTCCCACTAAGCATGTCTGCAAACCGTTCAAGTTCTGGGTACCCATCTTTATCCCAATAGAATATTTTAGTTTTAAACTTATCTAGCAGCCTAGCTTGCCTCTTTGAAAGAGATTTTCCATATGTAGCTGCGCCCATATCTCCTACAGCTATAGCGTCAAACGCACCCTCTGTAAGAACAATAGTGTCTCCTTTGACCCTATCTAAGTTGAATATAAACTTGCTTTGACTGTTATCTGTAGGAGCTAGGTATTTAGCACTCAACCCTGTAGGAAAAAATTTTCTTCCTACATAAGTAACTAAGTCCCCCTTGTAGTAGTCTGGAATTACAATTCTGCCAGCGTACCTTCCAGAGAAGCAGTATCTAATCTTATATTTTATAATGTCTTGCTTAGTAAGTTTTCTCTCGTTGATTAGATAGTCCCTCACCTGCTTAACCTGACCAATGAGGGGCTTTACCTTACACTTTTCGTAAACCGGAACGAACGTTCCATCAAACTCTAACGGCTTATAGTCTTTGTACTCTTCATCCTCTTCTTCTACAGACTGTAAGTACAAATCCTCAAGAATCTCATCAAGATCGGCCTTGTCAGTAAGAAATACATCCCCATCCAACAGATAGGTGACTACCTCATTAACTGACACGTTCTCCATGTCAGCTATAAACTGAGGGAGCCACTTAGGGTCGTATTTACACTTCTGGCAGTAAACCAGCCCTGCACTCAGAAGCACGTAGAAGTGACCTGTCTTGTTGTCTTCGCAGAAAGGGCAGTGTGTTCTTATTCGATAGTCTTTAGTAGTGGTATAAATTTTGTCAAAAATGCTGTATACATACTCTTCAAAAGGGTAATTTTTGATAGCCTTATACAGCTTCTTTTTATCATAAGTGTAATTATAATTTGATCTGCTCATTACAGGTTTCAAACTCTTCTTCTAAGAACTCCTCAGCCATGTCTATGGCCCAAGGCTCTTTTTTATCCATTTCTGTAATTATGTTATGACTGACCATCTCAGATAGTATTTCATCTAAACCCCAATTTGATTTTACAAAAAAATCATCATGTTTGGGCTTTATTGATTTTAATGAATCAAGCTTTTCTATCTGAGTTTTAGTTAGCCTCTTATTTATATTATAATATTCTTGGCACTTTTTGAGAAACGAAGAAGTAGGAAATCTTTCCTTAGCCTCTTGTAATATTTCCCAATAACCGCGCTCCTCTAAAAAGTCCGACATCTATCAGCAAGGATCCCAGACATCACACCAACCCCCACAGCATTTAGGGATGGGGCAATGAACGTTCTGCTCATTTGTGCCTGCCCAATAGCAGGTAAACGCATCTTCTGGACACTCAGGCCAGCCATACTTGCCAGCGCACTTCTGGTTAATCATGTCGCTGGCGCTATTTTTACACTCACCTTTTGGGTGACACTTCATGTCACACCCACAATAATAATTTTCCCAGCTAACTGAGCCATAAGGAATGTCTGGGTTTGCTGGCCCTAGCTCCTGACAGTCTGTTGGGTAATCAAAATAAACCTCACAGTAGTGAACCTGCCAGTGACAATCTACTTTAGAATCTGAACAAGTAGACTCCACAGGAGTTACCGGCTTATCTCTGTTAGGAACCTTTATAGGTGGTAGGTTTCTTTGTAGAACCTGAAAAGTAAATATTATAGACAACAGTAGTATTACTGATGCGACTGCTATTTTTTTAGTTTTCAAGAGATCACCCATTTTTTCTACACGGTAGAATATACCTAATGTAAATAAAAATAAAAAAAAGAATATAGTAAATACAATCTCTTCTAACACCCTGGACAGATGACTCATGCGACCTTCCTACTCATACTCCTTCTCCATCTCCTCTTTGAGTGTCGCCAGAATATCGCCTGCGGAATGGTCGTCGGGCAACCGCCCGTCTTCCGCCCTAAGCGCAATTTCTCTAGACAAGCCCACATACTTGTTGATTCCTGAGAGCGTTTGAAATACGTGCTTGTTGGCCTCCAGCATGGCTGAGATAGCACGTCGCTGGTCGTATACCTCAAGCGCGAGATCACGGGCAGCTTTGGCTAAGGCCTTAATCTCGTCTGGGTCCAGCCCATCGGCTGAATCCACCCGCCGTTCGATTGTGCTGAGAAATACATCCATAAGCTGTGGTCTGCCGGTACTGATAGCAGCATACAACATAAGCAAATCACCATTCTTGATTTCCTCGTTCATAGCGTCACATCCTTTAATCTCATTCACCAGCGCGGCAGATCACTGCGTTTCTACCACGCCAGATGTTATAAACTTTTAGCTATTATAATGTTCTTTTCTCCGGTAACTCCTTCCCAAACATTACCGACAGATTCCATAAATGACTCTCTATCAATACCCATAGTCTTAGCAACTATAGCTGCATACTCTATCGCTCTGTGCGAAGTCATGATGTAGCCAACCTCAGTGGGCATATCTCCAGGCAACTCCCCGTAAACACACAAAGCGTTGTAAAGGCTCTTGACGTTCTCACCGATTAGCTTCTCATCTACTTTTTGCTCTTCACTCATAAAAATCTCCTATAAATTAACGATACTTAATCCCCGCGTATCGGGGGTCCCAAGCCTCAGGAATTGGGTTTCCGGTAAGCCACTTAGCCCCCTTCCCCCCATCAGAAAGACCAAGCTTCTCCTGAGCCCAAATACCACAAGCCTTCCATATCAAAGATCCTGGGTCTGAAGTTCTGGACGCAGAAGTTTGTCTGTGTGCATGGACGAACTTTATCTCGCCCCCACGCCTTCCAATCTCTTCGCATATATATTCAATGGTTTCCCTAGTAGACTGAATAATCTCATCGGTGGGAACCATTGGCTTTCGATTAGGTCTGCTTTTTGGCTTCCAGAAATACTTTGGGTCTACTCCAATGCCTGAGTAGTACCCATCACACTCAATACCGACATCATGAGTGTTAAATACATTCTGTGCCTGAGCCATACGCTTCAGCACGTCATTAATGTAGTGGGACTCACCGTTGGGATGAGTAATGAAGTGCATGTCTAACGTGTACGGGCATCGACCATTAAAGAAAGTAGCAGTTTGATGTAATGTAATTCCAGTAATGTCTTTAACATTACGCTCTCTTCTAACTGGCTTCTTTTTTTGTCTTCTTCTTTTTTGTGCTTCATCTCTATAATCAATCATACAAGAAGTCATGAGATTCAAAGAATCTTCATCTGCCTCTTCTGCCAACTTTTCAGCTAACTCAATAATGTGGTCGCCAATAGTTTCTTGGTCTGGTTCAAACTCAATATCATGAGCCTCGGTAAAATCCTCAGTAGCTAAAAAAGTTTCATTGCCAGGGGAACCATCAGCACCCCACTTAGGCAAGTCATAACCAAGCTTCATTAGATTTCTCTGAAACGCTTTAGCTTCCTTAGACTTTTTTCCGCGCTCAATCATTTTACTCTCCACAGTTTATTGTTGTCTGCTTTTCTTTTTATCAGTAAACCAAACCCTTGCATTTAACGTGCAAACCATGTCATCTCTACAATAGTAATATTCTTCTCTAGGAAGATTAGGATTTTTTAGATCTGGATGTAAACTCATTACAGCCAAATCTAAATCAGACCTAGCTTTTCCACATGAACCGCAATTTATTATTTTCTCTAAATTTTTCATGGCTCCATCATCGCTATGTCTGCGTAAAATCTTCCCATGTAATAGTTAGTAGTGATCGGAATCTCAATCTGTGCTGGGCTATCTCGATTCTTAGCTAGAAATATCCGCATCTTTCGTTCTTCGTGCTCTGCCTTTGTCTGGCACAAGGCAGCTATAACGTCAGCTATGGCAGCTTTACCGAAGTCCTCTGCTACGTCACCAATGGTGATAATCTTTTTAGCCAGAGAAGATCTATTTGCCTGACTCGCAGTCCACAAAGGCAACTCTTCATCAACTGCCCAGCCTCTTAAGTTTTTGTAGATGTAAGAAAGATTCTGGCGTTCTTCTGCAAACTTTGTTGAAGACGCTAACTCATCAGCATAATCAACTACTATAAGATCTGGATACCAGTTTTCGTTTCTAAGATTTTCTACATAAGCAATAAGGGTTTGTACTGTAGCTCGCTTAGAGCCATACTCCTTTATGTGTAGCGCCTTTTCAAATTTACTTTCCCAATACTTAATTTTTTCTTCGACATAAGATTCCCTCTCCATCAAATCTTTAGAAGTCACTTCAGCTAGTGACATGTCGAATCTATCTAAGTATCTATCCTCACTCATCTCCAAAGTGAAGATGACCACCTTTCTGCCTATCCTGACATTATGCTCTGCTAAGTGCTTTAATGCCATAGACTTACCACGGTTAGGTGGTGCTAAGATAACCCCCAACTCTTTTGACCCAAGACCACCAAACCTTAGATAGTTGTCTAGTTCAGCAATCCCGGTGGGGCATGTTTTTACCTTTATCTTTCTTCGCTCTACCCTTTCCTTTAGCACATCAACACTAGGATAGTATTGACCTTTTCTATGCTGGTAGGTTGATTCGTACAGAGCGGAGCTAAACACGTTTGGGATAGACTCTAAAGTATCGGAATCATAAAGCTCTTTCGCTTTTACAAAAGCTTCCCTGACTGCTTCTTTCTGGATGAAAGAAACTGCCTCACTCATAATGAAATCTCTATCCCGAGTTTCATCTTCCTGAAGCTGCTTCCAAATATACTTTATGCTTTCTACTCTATCTTTTGAAAACCCAGACTTCTTAGAAGACAGCTCTTCTTTAATCTTCCTAACTAACGCTCTAGTAGTTATAGGTTCTCTGTAATTTTTATAAAAGGAACGTATTTGATTAAAGACCCACTTCAAGTCTTTAGTTTCAAAATACGCTGGCTTCATGTGGGCAGTGCTATATGCTAAAAACTTTTTGTCCTTTAGCATCAAAGCCATAATGCCCATTTGAAAATCTACATCGTATTCCACTATATATCCTAGTTGAGAGTTTCACCCTCTGCTTTTACTTCTACGTAAGAATCTCTATTTTTATCAGTCAAAATATCAAACCACTCTTCAGTTTCAATATACTTATATATGCCCTTTGGAGAAAGCTGGTCTGGGTAGTCCTTTGGATCTATCTCTGTACGCACAGTTATAGTGATAGTCAGATCAATAGCGTTCACACTACGAAGAAACCTTTTCTCCCCAGGCAACAAAGTTGCACACCGCTTTCTGACCTCATGGTTCTCTTTCTGCTTTTCAATGTTAAATCTAGTTCGCTTTATAGGTTTTCTTTTTTGTAACTTTTCAGATATCTCTTCTGCCCTCTCTGAGTACCGAGTCTTCAGCTTGGGCTTATCCTTTTTCGGTCTAGGCTTCAGTCTCATATATCAATCCTTTTTGAGTCCTCAGACTCCCAGAAAAGCTTATTAACCTTCTCACCCCAATGCTTATTAGCAAGCATCGACAACCACTTAACCTGTGTCTTCAAGAATCCTAATGGGAGCGCTCTGGCTGGGAGCAGAGGGAATCCTAAGTCCTCAAAGATATACTTGTCAGTTAGGCCTCGCTCTTTCATGTCTTCATACAACCGCTTACCGTTAAGGTACTCAATCTTATCTTTATCAGACATTGAAAGTTTGTTTTTGCTTCTGTCTATCTTATAGGATTTCTCTACGTTATCTTTAGATTGATCCTCTAGGCAGATATCCCGCTTAAACCTTTTACAGTAGTCGTGGTATCTTCCGATGGCAGACCAGTTGGACATTACGCTGGTGATGTATTTAAGGTCTGGTGCGCTGTCCTTCCATGCGTTGTGGTAGTAGAACTGCGCCTCTATAAACCTGTCTACATCAAACTCTAACTGCTTGCAGATCGCAGCACCTAGAACATAACGCTTATACTGACCCCTCTTAGAGATAGGGACAAGGTTTATGAATCTGTTTCTATTATAATATCTAATCTTTTCTTCTAAAGATTTAGCAAAAGCTATCACCTCCTCACCTGTTACTTGAACTTTAGCAGTTAATACTTCCTCTTCGTATAAATCATCTGGCTTAACTACATGCTTTTTAGGCTTTTTTACTTCTATGAAATCATCTTCTTCTAGGTGTTCCATAGCTTTTTCCTTATTAAATAAGTACACCCTGCACTTCCCCGCATGATATTCGCCATTGTTCTGTAAACAAAGAATACCGTTATCTTCTAAAACTTGTTTTATTGATAAGTAATGTAGGAGTGATTTTGAGTTAGACGATGCGTGCGCCCCCAACCGCCTAAACAGAGAAACTGGAACAGGTATCAACCCCTCCTTAGACAAGAGGTACCTAACCAGCCCATCAACAATATGAGACAGCTTAGCGATAGACGACTTATATATGAGGCGAGT